ATATACAGGTATGAGAAATGTTCCTAGAGCTTATGGCTGAGGCAAGAAGAAGGGAGGCGGCGGTCGCCGTGGTAAATGATGTATGATCGTTTGAAACAATTAGTATTAGAAGCGGAATTACCATCCAGCAACAGCAAGAAGCAATCCGCTAAGCAATCCGCTTCTAATTTACCTGTTGAGCTAGGAGGTAGAGGTAGAGGTACTTCTAATTTACCTGCGGAGCTAGGGGGTAGAGTTCCTACTAATAAACGACAATACGCAGCAAACACCAAACGATTCTTAAACACACCACAAAACTCGACACCCTCGGCAGAAATGGGTGGTAATTCTGCCCTAAGAGCACGGCTTTTAGCTAATCTTAGAGCAAGCAGGGCTGCTAGAGGAAAATCTAATTTCGATACTTTCTCAAGATCCCAAGATGCCATAGCTGCTTATAAAGCAAAAGAGGCAGAGCAGAAAAAACAAGATGCTCAGAAAAAGATAAGCGGAGCACTTAAATCTTCAGGAGCAGGTGCATTAGTAGGTAATGCCATTGCAAGAAAAACGGGATTACAAGGTGCTACTATAAGAAAAGCAGCCCCCGGCTCTCTAGTATGAGTTATAGAAACAAGGACTCTAACTATTGGCGAAAGGCCAAGATAGAAAAAGTTCGTGTTTATTGGGAAAACCTAAAGAAGAGTAAGCGGTGGGTTACTACCACTTCTTCAAAGGGCAAGAAGCCCCCGAAATCTTAGTTTTGTTTTTCATCAAGCATCCACATATGGAGCATTGATAATTAGGTTTCCTTATTTCAGGACACGCATTACATATAGCTAATCTTGCTTTAGCTGTCTGCTCATCCTCTAATTTAAATCCTCTTTTAGCCCACATGTATAGCGTGGATATAAATGACATCATTCTTTTTGAGAATGACATCCCCTCTTCTGCGGATAACATGACAACTAGAAAAGACATTACTGCATCTATCTTAGTCGTTATCTTATACCTTAAGGTTGATCGTTCCAGATCAATGAACTTAGTTTTGAACTCAATGAACTTATTTCTGTAATACTCAGATTCACCCTTGAGTTTCTCAATTGTTTGTTCTGGTGTTTCTTCAGCCATGATATATAATTATATGAAACAAATTAATGAGATTTACAGGTCTCGTATGCAAATAGCTGCCAGGGACGCTATAAAGAAAGGAAGAAGTCCAATAGCAAAGAGAGCTATGGCTAGATTTAAGAAACCTTTAAGGCCAGAGGCAGAGGGGTCTTAGAAATAAACGCTTCTCTGTTTTTGTGCCAACTATCTCTTCCTACAAGCTCTCCGTGAGAGTTATGAAGTATTGATACAGGTATGACCTTATTCTTATACTTCTTTAAGTGAGCAGATACGGTGTAATGTATATCATAAAAGTCCCAGTCACCCTCAAAGTATTTAGGTTTGTTTAATCCTACATCTTTCAGTGTAGACCCCTTTGCTGCAAGGAACAATCCATCCATACACACGACTCTTCCACAAGCTCCATAGTAAGTTCCTTGAGCTTTTAGTATATCATCTCCATGATAAACATGTCCTCGATGCTTTCCTTGTCTCCACACATTCTGATCCCACCAAACAGCATTTTCAGATAAATGTGTTGTTCCTGCTACTCCTACAAAACCAACTTCTTTATCAAATAAAGATTCAACTATAATTCTAGTGAAGAGTTCTGGGTCAGTGAGTATTTGAATATCATCGTGACACATAATTACGATATCATCATCACTAATTTCAAACTTTTCAAAAGCAGACGAGTAGCCATCAAATATGGACTTCTGACCTACTAAGAATTTAGTTTTAACTCCAGCCCTAGATAAGTATGAGGAAAGGTTCTTAGTAGTATCACTGAAGTTCTTACTTCTTGTACAGATAAACGCGAATATATTCATGAAGCTAGTAACAAAGGAAGATTACAAAAAAGAATATCAGAGATGCAAAAGTGATCCGATACACTTCATAAGTAATTATATCAAAGTAGTTCACCCTGTTAGAGGATTAGTTCCATTTAAGCTATACCCTTTCCAAAAGGTCATAATAGAAGCTCTAGAGAACAATAGGTTCAATATACTTCGTAAGTTTAGACAGGCAGGGTGTACTACCATCGCTGCTGCATACTCGTTGTGGCTATGCTGCTTTAAATCTCACCAAACAATAGTTATTCTTTCTGTAGGTGATACGGAATCTACTGAGGTTCTTGATAGAATCAAGATCATGTATGATGAGCTTCCTGAGTGGATCAAACCTAAGTCCACGACTATTAACGCACACAACCTCAAGCTTGAGAATAACTCTCATATTAAATCGCGTCCATCTGGTAAACAATCTGGCCGTGGTCTGTCAGGTTCTCTACTTATAATTGATGAGGCAGCATTCATTGAACACATTGATACTATTTGGGCTGCTGTTTATCCTATCATCTCTACTGGTGGTCGGGCTTTTGTGTTATCTACTGTTAACGGTATTGGTAACTGGTATTACGATACATGGACACGCGCTGTGGACGGCCTTAACGCCTTTAATCCAATCCAGATAGGATGGCAGGACCATCCCGAGTATGCGCGTGTAGAGGGCTTTGAGTGGCTCTACAAGGAAATGGAGGAAAGAGACCCTCCTATGGATATAGATGAGTGGGAGCCAACTACAAGAGCTAACATCAGCCACAAGAAATGGTTACAGGAATACGAGTGTGAATTCCTTGGTACAGGTGATACCTTTATTGAGGGTATGATTCTGCAAGCACTGACGGAGAACATAAATGATAACTTCTACCGTAAGTACAATAATCGAATGTATGTCTGGAAAGATCCAGACCCTAACTCGACTTACTTTATGGCGGTCGATGTTGCGTTGGGTCGTGGGCGTGATTATTCTGCTTTCCAAATTATTGATCTTTATTCAGGTGAGCAAGTTGCTGAGTTTTACTCTAACACCACACCTATAAACGAGTTTGCTCGTATTTGCTTCGATGAAGGAACCTATTATAATTTATGTCCAGTTCTCGTTGAGCGAAATACCATAGGTAATAATTTACTTGATTACCTATTTGAGCAACTTGAATATGAGAATGTCTGGTTTGACGAGAAGCAGCAAATGGGATTACAGATAACCGCCAAGAATCGTGATAATATTCTAGTCGAGATGGAAGAAGCGATTCGCATGAACGAAGTTAAAATTAATTCTAAGAGAACTGTTATGGAGCTTAATACCTTTATTATCAGCGATAATGGTAAAGTTAAGGCAGATACTGGACAAAATGATGACCTTGTGATGAGTTTAGCACTATCTATTTATGGCGGAAGACGCTATAGAGAGGAGAACCCTGAGATAGTTAAATTTAATCCTGCAAAAGAGAAAAAGCCGATGAGCATATTAAAATCACATCAGCTTCTTAGCAGTAGAGGAACCGTCCAAGAGGATATAACATGGTTGATCAAATAAACGAGAACGCTGGGCCAGGACAGACCACATGGACACCTATCGGTGATGGTAGTGTTCAGACCATGTATTCTACAGGATACATGTCCAAGATCTTTGCTAAATTCTTTGCAACAAAGGCACAAGAGAAATTAGCTGCGGCTGGTGATCCAAGATCAATTGAAGGTGATTTAATTGTAAACCCCAATGCAATGGGGACCATAGCAGAACCCCTTTGGAATTACACTAGAGGGTTACCTTTCCTCCCAGAATCTGAACTAAACAGGAAGCGTAGATATGACGAGTACGAGAAAATGGATGACTACCCAGAAATTACTGCGGCTCTAGACATTTACGCAGATGATTGTACTCAAAAAGATATTAGAAATAAAAGGTGGACAGTAAAATCAGAGAGCAAGGAAGCTATTGAAGAAGTTGAAAAGCTATTTGAAAGAATCCGCCTTGACAAGTATTACTGGGATATTGTAAGAGGTGCCTGTAAGTTTGGAGATGGTTTTATAGAAACAGTTGCCAATGCTAATGATATGGGCGCTGGTATACGAAAAATAAAAATCCTTAACCCATATTACATCATGAGGATTGAGGATAAGTTCGGATACCTAAAAACATTTATTCAGGAGATACCGCAGCAGAACTCGAATTCAGGTGACTGGCATACTTCTAAATCTACTTACTTGGAATTAGATAAGAATCAGATCATTCACTTTAGGTTACATAGCTCTGATCCAAAATACTATCCATACGGTAAATCAATTCTGGCTGGTGCAATTAGGGTTTATAGATCTCTAAAGCTTATGGAAGATGCTATGCTCGTCTATCGACTCTCTAGAGCACCTGAAAGAAGGATTTTTTATGTTGATGTGGGTAATCTTCCCGCTTCAAAAGCAGAAGCTTTCCTTGAGAACATGAAAACTAAGTTCAAAAAGGAAAAATTCCACACAAATAACAGAGTAGACGGTCGTTACAACCCTCTCGCAGTTGATGAGGACTTCTTTGTACCTGTTAGAGGTAACCAAGGAACCAAAATTGACACTCTTCCTGGGGCTCAGAACCTTGGTGAGGTTGATGATGTTAAGTATTTCCGTGATAAGCTTCTCGCAACTCTAAAAATTCCTAAAGATTACATCGTTGAGTACGACAAATCTCCTGAAAGAAAGGCAAACCTTAGCCAACTTGATGTAAAATTTGCTCGCGTGATTCAACGAGTTCAAGATTCAGTTGCTCAAGGTTTTTCTGAGATAGCTAGAAGGCACTTAAATATGGTTGGATTCCCAAAAAGTGTCATTAAGAATCTCAAAATACAGCTACCAGACCCTTCTGATGTGTTTATAAAGCGCAAACTTGAGATAGATGAAGCCAAAGCTAGAGTAGTTCAAGCTGTAGTAGGTACTGGACTGTTCCCTACAAGCCATATCTACAAAGAATTCTATGATATGACGGAGACCGAAATTGAAATTCTAAAAGAAGAACTTCAAAAAGAGCAACAGGAGCAAGCAGAGCAAGAATCTACCCAAATGGCTATGCAACAACAGGCCCAGCTTGCTGGTCAAATGCAGCAAACACAAGCTCAGGGAGAAACTGACATGGCAGTTTCTCAAAATCAGGCGGCTATGGACATGGCTGTTGCCGATAATCAAGCCAAAAATGATATTGATGTTAACAAATCACAACCAAAGCCGAAACCTACAGCTAAAAAAGAGGAAATTGAACAATTAGAGGTTTTGAAAAGGAAATATCTGATTGAAGAGGGCGCAGATTCTCCAAAATACAAGGCCATAAGCAGAATTTTGAAAAATAAAGTTCAATTTTAAAAAATTAGCCCTATAAAAAACTATATAAATAGAGAAATATACACTATAGCTATGAAAACATTCTTCAATCAAAGAAATAAGAAAATTTCTAATCTAAATTTCATGTCCGATAACCTAGGACACTCACTAAGGGAGAATGTAACCCTATTTTCTGTTGATGACGCCTCTTCTAGAGCGACTTTCGTGACTGAAAGTGGGAATATCATCGAGGGTACATTTTATTTTGGTGAAACAATGATTCTAGATGACATTGATGTGGAATCTGGGGAGGTTTTCACTGAAGAAGAGAAGTTTGATTCCTTAACCAAGAATCAAATTTCTTCTTTTATTGATAATGTGTACAACGACCAGCTTGCAGGTGCAGGTGAAGCGTTTGATAATTTAATCGAAGCTTGGGGTCAAAGAGTTCGCTTCAATCAAACTGTAGAAAAGTTGCAAGAGCAATCTGAAGCTTTTAATAACACCTTCAACATTGTAAGCACTCAAGAGTTTGAAAGATTCCTAGAACTTTCAGAGAACATTTCTAAATTCTTAAAGGAGAACTCTGAGAAGGTTTTATCAATACCAGAAATAGTAAATGCAGTCAAGCTTTCAGAAACTGTTTCAAGAGCTTTTGATATTCCTAGAATGTCTATTGATGATCTGAAAGAAAAAGGTTCTTTTGAGGTATCATTAGATGAAAACTCTGATATTTACGAAATGGTTTGCAAGCAAGAGCTTGTAAAGAAAGAAATCCTTGAGTCAAAGAAGTCCTTTGATACTGTTTGGGTTACTGAAGAGTGTATTTCTAATTTAGCTCTAAAAATCTTTGAGGAAGACGATTCTGTTGTAAGACAAGCTCTTGTAGAAGCTTTTGTCCAGATTCCTTATCTAGCACTTGTATCAAAGAAGCAACTATCAAACACCATACACAATAATCTTGTGACTTTAAGTGAGTCAACTGACTTTAGCAAAAATGATCTAAAGTTATTCGTTGCTAAGTTGTTTGAAATGAAAAAACCACTTAAGGAAATGGTTTCTACTCTTCTACAAGAAAAATACGGAGTAAACATCAACAACCTTAAAGAAACTCCAACCTTTAAAACACTTTTAAACACAGAAGTCCTTATTTTTGAATCTTTAGCTAAAATTTCACCAAGAGGTAGTGCTATTAGAGAGTGCTTCTCTGGAATGGCGGAAATGCTTAAATCAAAAAACGGTGTTGAAGCAATTGATGTCAACAACGGTCTTAAGTACATTTTTGAGCACTCAGGTTATGAGAGTGTTTATTCAGACGAAGCTGTCGTAAGTTCTTTTAGATTAAATGAAGAACTATCTTCTGATGAAGATGTAGTCGAAATGATTATGTCTGAATTGTTCACAGAAGCTCTTGATCCTGTTGGTAAAGAAGATAAAGATGTTAATAACGATGGCAAGGTTGATAAAACTGATAAGTATCTAAAAAATCGTAGAGATGCCATAGGTAAAGCAATTAAGGGAAAGGGTAAAAAGAAGAAAGAAGAAAATGATGATGAGCCAGAGATGGATGATCTTGAAGAAGAGGAAGTCACTCAAGGAATGACAGCCAAAGATCTCATGAAAGCTCTTAAAGATATAGAAGCCCTAATTGAAGATCCTATTGATCTTGACGAAGAATGATATATAATATATCATGGCTGATAGAATACCTTTACGGATAGTAAACCTATCCAGCGGACCAACTATAGGAGAGTTTCGCTCTGGTGATACCCTAGGAATTATTCATGGGGGAACAGGTGTTTCTAGTTTAGCTCAGTTTAAAGATGATTTAGGATTAAATGATCTTTACTTATCATCTGATCTTAATGATATTGATCCAGTTCTTAGAGCAGGATTAACATCTCCAACGGCAGGAGACAGTTTAATATGGAATGGTCTTCATTGGACTGTTTCAGCACTTGATGCAGTAGGTGAACTTTCAGCATTAACTGATGTTAACATAAGTTCTCTTGTTCATGGTCAAAGCTTAGTATACTTCTCTTCAACTGGTAAGTGGGAGAATGCCTATCCTGTCGGTGCTGGTAGCGCAGGTGATCACGGAGCTTTACAAGGTTTAGCAGACAACGATCATCCTCAGTATGTTCTATCAGCTACTAACTCAGCACTAAGTGCATTAGTTGCAAGTATAGAAGCGTCTACTGTTGCGCTTTCTAGTTATATTGCTACCAACGCAGGTGATCATGGTAACCTTACAGGTCTTTTTGATAATGATCACCCCCAGTATGTATTAAGTGCAACCAATGTTACTTTATCAGCACAGGTAGAACTTAATGAGGGTGACATTCTTGATCTTTATACTTATATTGCTACTAATGAAGGTCTATGGGGTGGAACCTTATCTGCTATTGATCACGGTGGTTTAAGCGGCCTATCAGGTAACGATCACCCTCAGTATGTTCTATCAGCAACAAACTCCGCTCTTAGTTCGTTAGTAACTAATGTTGAAGGTTCTACTGTATCTCTTTCTGCTTACATAGCAGCAAACGAAGCAGCATGGTTAGCAGATGCTGATGTAAGTACACTGTCTGGTCTGGGGGATACCAATTTTGTAGATGTTGAAGACGGCCAGATTATAAAATACGACTCTGGTACGAGTGCTTGGCTTAACGACTATCTTGATTACTCAGTAGCAAAAGTATACAACAACTCAGCAGCCGCAATCAGTAAAGGCGCTGTTCTAACAATCACTGGTGCTCACAACCCAAATACCGCTTATGTTGATCTAGCAAGAGCAGATTCACAAAGCAGTATGCCTGCTATTGGTATTGCCAACGCTGATATTGCCATAGGTGCCGAAGGTCTTGCTATTACATTTGGTCGTGCTGCTGGTCTTAATACTTCTGGATTTACAGAAGGTGATAAGGTTTATGTTAGCCCAACTGTAAAGGGCGGTCTTACACAAACAAGACCAACAGCAGGAAACCATCTAGTACAGAATGTCGGTATCGTAATGAGAGCCGACGCTACCAATGGTGTAATTAAGGTCACTGGTATTGGTAGATCAAACGACATTCCTAACGCTGTCATAACAACTCTTTCTGGTGACGCCGATTACATTTACATTGATGATGGCGGCACATGGAAGAAGATTGCTCCATCTGATCTTGCTGTATCAGGTCTGACTGGTGCTCAGGGCGCACAAGGTGCTCAAGGATACCAAGGTACTCAGGGCTTTGACGGACCTCAAGGGGCACAAGGTTATCAGGGCACTCAAGGGTTCGATGGTCCTCAAGGTGCCCAGGGCTATCAGGGTACTCAAGGTTTTGTAGGTCCTCAGGGCGCTTCAGGAACTCAAGGTGATACAGGACCTCAAGGAGCCCAGGGTTATCAAGGTACTCAGGGCTTTGACGGACCTCAAGGGGCACAAGGTTATCAGGGCACTCAGGGCTTCGACGGTCCTCAAGGTGCTCAGGGTTATCAAGGCACTCAAGGTTTCAATGGTCCACAAGGAGCACAAGGATACCAGGGCACGCAAGGTTTTGATGGCCCACAAGGTGCTTCTGGAACTCAAGGTGATACAGGACCACAAGGAGCACAGGGATATCAAGGTACGCAAGGGTTTAATGGACCTCAGGGTGCTCAGGGTTATCAGGGCACACAAGGTTTTAACGGTCCTCAAGGAGCACAGGGATATCAGGGTACGCAAGGGTTTAATGGACCTCAGGGCGCTCAAGGTTATCAAGGTACTCAGGGCTTTGACGGTCCTCAAGGTGCCTCTGGAACTCAAGGTGATGTAGGTCCACAAGGTGCTCAAGGTTATCAAGGAACTCAGGGCTTCAATGGACCTCAAGGTGCTCAAGGTTATCAAGGAACTCAGGGCTTCAATGGTCCACAGGGAGAAGCAGGTCCTCAAGGTCGAGAAGGACCTCAAGGCGCTCAAGGCGCTCAAGGCGCTCAAGGTTATCAAGGTACTCAAGGTTTCGATGGTCCACAGGGAGAGCAAGGTCCTCAGGGAGAGCAAGGTCCTCAAGGAGAACAAGGTCCCCAAGGTGAAACAGGAAAACAAGGTGCTCAGGGTCTTCAGGGACCACAAGGAGCACAGGGATATCAGGGCACGCAAGGATTTAATGGCCCTCAAGGGGCACAAGGTTATCAGGGCACTCAGGGCTTTGACGGTCCTCAAGGTGCTCAAGGATATCAAGGTACACAAGGGTTTGATGGTCCACAAGGTGCTTCAGGAACTCAAGGTGATACAGGACCTCAGGGTGCCCAAGGATATCAAGGAACTCAGGGCTTCAATGGACCTCAAGGTGCTCAAGGATATCAAGGTACTCAGGGCTTCAATGGACCCCAAGGTGCGTCTGGAACTCAAGGTGATGTAGGTCCACAAGGCGCTCAAGGATACCAAGGAACTCAGGGTTTTAATGGCCCTCAGGGTGAACAAGGCCCACAAGGTGAACAAGGACCACAAGGTGAACAAGGACCACAAGGCGCTCAAGGATATCAAGGAACTCAGGGTTTTAATGGCCCTCAAGGCGAACAAGGACCACAAGGTGAAGTAGGTCCTCAAGGAGCCCAAGGTTATCAAGGAACTCAGGGTTTCAATGGTCCTCAAGGAGCCCAGGGTTATCAAGGCACTCAAGGTTTCGATGGACCTCAAGGTGAACAAGGACCTCAAGGCGAGACAGGACCTCAGGGTGCTCAGGGATATCAAGGCACTCAGGGCTTTGTAGGTCCTCAAGGAGAACAAGGTCCACAGGGTGAAACTGGGCCACAAGGTGCTCAAGGATATCAAGGTACACAAGGGTTCGACGGTCCTCAAGGGGATCAAGGTCCCCAAGGCGAAACTGGTCCTCAAGGAGCACAAGGATATCAAGGCACTCAAGGTTTTGATGGTCCACAGGGAGCCCAGGGTTATCAGGGCACTCAAGGTTTTGATGGTCCACAGGGAGAAGCAGGTCCTCAAGGTCGAGAAGGACCTCAAGGCGCTCAAGGTTATCAAGGTACTCAAGGTTTCGATGGTCCACAGGGAGAACAAGGTCCTCAAGGAGAAATTGGACCACAAGGTGCTCAGGGTTTCCAGGGTACACAAGGGTTCGATGGTCCTCAAGGTGAACAAGGTCCCCAAGGCGAAACTGGTCCCCAAGGTGCTCAAGGATATCAAGGTACACAAGGGTTTGATGGCCCTCAAGGAGAACAAGGTCCACAAGGTGAGCAAGGTCCTCAAGGTGCTCAAGGGTATCAGGGCACTCAAGGTTTTG